TGGTATGGTCATGAGCGTTGCGGGCATCCGTATTCTCAAGAGCAACCACCTTCCCGCGGCGGATTACGTTGCTCCGACTGGTGAAAAGAACCTGTCGAACACCGACTTCACTGCTGCGGGCAACCGCACTCAGGGTCTGGTGTTCCACCGGTCGGCACTCGGCACCGTCAAGTTGCTTGACCTCGCGGTCGAGAGCGAGTACCAGATCGAGCGTCAGGGCACCCTGATGGTCGCCAAGTACGCCATGGGTCACAAGACCCTGCGTAACGAGGCTCTGGTCGAACTCACTTTCTGATCAGTCTCGTCCCAGACTGAACCTGGGGGTGGCCCTCTTCGGAGGGTCGCCCCTATTTCTAAGGAGGCCATATGGCGATCGCTAGAACTTCCAAGTTGGAAGCAATCAACACAATGCTGAGTTCCATTGGCGAAGCACCCGTCAATGATTTGACGGCCTCCTCAGCGACTACGGATGTGATCATCGCCAAGAACATCCTTGATGAAGTGTCCCGCGAAATCCAATCTCATGGGTGGCACTTCAACCGTGAAACCCAAGTTCTACTGACACCAAACGCCCTCAATCAGATTGAGGTCAGCAACTCGGTTGCGGCATTTGATGTCGAGCCAGTTGACTCCGGAAATGTGGATTACGTCTTGCGTGGAACAAAGGTCTACGACAAGACAAACCACACATACACGATCTCAAAGCCTCTCAAGGCGACGGTGACGTACATCTTCGATTGGGAAGACCTGCCTCAAACCGCCCGCCACTACTTCATGATCAAGGCGGCCCGTAGGTTCCAGGATCGCGTGGTTGGCTCTGAAAAGCACCATTCGTTTCAAGAAATTGATGAGTACCACGCTTTGGTAGCGTTTAGAGCAGCCGAAGCGGATGAAGCAGACTTCACCATCTTTCACAACTACGACGTTGCTCGGATCGTTGATCGTGGCAGCGTTATCAACCGGGTGACAACCTGATGCCTTTGATCTCGAAGTCCATTCCGAACCTTATTGGCGGTGTGTCTCAACAGCCTGATGCAATCCGTTTTGACACTCAGTGTGCTGTACAAGACAACGCATACCCGTCTGTTCTGGAAGGACTAATCAAGAGACCAAACTCCGAACATCTGGCAACTCCGATTCTTGGCACGCCTGATGATTCAGACAACTACTTTGTGCATTACATCAATCGAGACCCCGTGGAAAGGTATGCGGTCATAATCAATGCCGATACCTCAAGCGGAAGCATTTCCGTCCAGCCTTTGGACGGATCGTCTCCACCTGCGGTCCTGACACCGGATGACGCAGACGACTACCTGACGGTTGCTTCTGGATATTCAGCAGCCTCGGCGTTCCGTGCCATTACCATCGCCGACTACACGTTCATTCTCAACCGGACGCTGGTTACGCAGATGACGAATAGGGTTGCGGAAGTGCGTAACCCGGAGGCGTTGATATGGATCAAGAAAGGCGACTACGGAACGCGGTACTACATCAAGGTTGCAGGAAAGGGAACGACTGGCGACCCTAATCTGGACGTTAGTTACTATACGCCGGACGGCAGTGGGTCCGCTGATAGAGACGAAATCGACACCAATTCCATTGCAAATCAAGTTGTTTCTCAATTGGCTGCTGATAATACAGCCAACAGCAGATACCAAATTTATCTGAGCAATGCCGCAAGTGTAGTTTGGATCAGAAGAAACAAAGACGATACGTCTTACGACGATGAGCCGTTCGACATTACTGGCAACGATGGTTTAGGTGGACAAGGACTTATTGTCATCAAGGATGAAGTTGAGTCCCTTACCGACTTGCCTACATATGGACCCAAAGGATTTACGGTCAGGGTTCGAGGAAAAGCGGACGACGAGCGTGACGATTATTGGGTCAAGTTTGAAACTTACGGAGGCGTGTCTACGGGAAACGGTTCATGGGTGGAAACCGTTGCTCCAGGTTCCTATGTGGAACTTGACCCAACGACGATGCCTCATGTATTGATCAGGCAGCCCGACGGTAGGTTTAGACTTGCCGCCTGCACCGGCGAAACATACACCGTAGATGGTCAAACTTACACTCTGCCTAAATGGGGCGATCGAATTTGTGGGGATGAATCAAGCAACCAAAATCCCACGTTTGTCGGTAACAACATCAATGACATTTTCTTGTTCAAGAATCGACTTGGATTACTAAGTGACGAAAACGTCATACTTAGCGAGTCGGCTGAGTTCTTCAACTTTTTTAGGACAACTGTTGTTGCTCTTTTAGATGCGGACCCAATTGACGTTGCATCAACTGATTCTCGTGTCTCGATCCTGACTGCGGCCATTCCATTTGCACGACAGTTGGTGTTGTTCTCAGAGCAAAGTCAGTTCGTCCTTCAAAGCGGCAATCAGGCACTGACACCATTGACTGTCGCCATGACGAGAACCACCTCCTTTGAATCTGTTTCGGTGGTTCGGCCCATCTCTTTGGGAAACTCGATTTACTTCGGGTTCACTAGAGGTGACTACACGGGGATTCGTCAGTACTTCATTACGTCAGACACCGAAACAATCTTTGACGCGACCGACATTTCTGCTCAGGTTCCTCAATACATCAGGGGACAACTGAGAGACATGACTGGATCTTCCCATGAAGATGTGTTTGCTCTGCTCATGAAGGAAGACAGAAACGTCTTGTACATCTACAAGTATTTCGATCAAGAACGCGAGCGAATTCAATCTGCTTGGTGTCGATATGTCTTCCCGGAAAACATGAGCATCCTTGGCGTCGAGTTTATTGACACCTCTTTGTACATGACAGTGTCGAGACCCGACGGAATTCATGTAGAAGTAATCCGCATGGAGCCTGGTCTTGTAGATTCTGGCAAGAACTACAGAACTCTTGTTGATCGAAGAGTTGATCAGAGCGACTGCACTCTTAGCGGAGACGGAAAGACAATTACTTTGCCGTACGACTACCACACGGGAAGTGACCTGGAAGTGGTCACAAAGAGTGGGAACAGAATTCCTGTGGTGTCTGCTACAAATGGAAGTCCTGATATTGTTGTACAAGACAGCCTGACTGGCGTGGACTTCTGGGCTGGTGAAAAGTACACAATGAGATACCAGTTCAGTAATCCAGTTCTTCGGGAGTCGTCTGGATCTGGAGGACAAGGAACTCTCATTGAGGGTCGGATTCAAGTGCGATACCTCAGGCTTGCGTATTCGCAGTCTGGATATTTCCGCGTTGAAGTTACCCAGAGATATCGAAACAGCAGCGTTCACCCAATGACCGCTCGCGTTCTTGGATCAGGCAACAATGTGATCGGTCAGGTCGCTCTTGAACAAGGAGTGTTCTCTGTTCCTATTTACGCTAAAAACAGTGAATGCAGCATTGTCATTTTGAACGACTCTCCACTTCCTTGTGAGATCACTTCGGCAGAGTTTGAGATGTCATACAACCCACGATCTGCGAGGTACGCCTAATGACATATCTAGGAGCACTCGGGGGCAATAGTGGCTACGCCGCGGCTGCCGCTGGCTCTGCTAGTACTTCAGGGACCGCAGCCTCTACAGGCATGAATGCGGGAGAAATGCAGTCTCTGGGTATGGGACTTGCCATTGCTGCCGGTGTGGTTGACCTGACCACATCGTACATCAATGCAAACATGGCGAGATCCATTTCTCGCATGCAGTTCCAGATGCAGAACGAGTATCGGAAGCATCAGTGGGAATACCAGAAGAAACTGTTTGCTGAAAACTACCGTCGCGTCAAAGAATCTCTGGCGGAAAACTACTCTCAAATCCAAGATCGTATTGGTCAGGAGCGAGTTGCATCTGCCATGCAAATTGGAGAGATTCAGCGTCAGTCTCGGTCTATGCAAGCAAGTTCCGTTGCTCAGTCTGCGGAACGAGGCGTTGACCAAGGCAACCTGCTGATTGACGCCATTGCGGCTAATGAGTTGAGGGCTTCCGTCGCTATCTCGATGGAAGAAGAGTGGCGGGTTCGTGCTTTGCATTCTCAGATGAAGGGACTCCAGTCGCAGGCCGAGGCCCGCATCGCCTCTGTCAACCCACAGCCTTTGGCTCCAATCCCGATCCCCGCTCCCGTCCAAGGTCCCAACCCGTTTGCGGCAGCCCTTGGGACGATGGCGGATGTGTTCGGTGCTTACGCTCGCTTCCAGCCTCAAGTTGCTCAAGAGCAGATGGCGGCTAGAGGGATGTCACCAGCCGCCAACATTGGAACTAACTCATGACACAGTTGCCTATCCCCCGACCACAGGCTGGTGTGGTTGACACTTACGTCCGCCCCAATCCCACACAGCCCGCTGGTCCAGTGCTCTTGGGTCCTGGGTTTGTGGAAGGGTCTCTTCTCCGAAACGACACCAGTGACGCTCTCAGGCGGCTAAACAACGCTCTGATGCAATATGGGCCGTCCTTGGTGGCATCTCAGGCAGAGATCGTCAAGCAGGAGGAAGAGATCAGACTGGCCCGAATGGACACCGAGGCCGTCAGAGCCGACCTGATGACGCAGGCCAGGCAGATGGAGAAGAGCGGGAAGTTGATGTCTGGCAGCAACCCGTACCGCCTGATGGCGATCCAAGAGCACCTGGCTGTCCGCACGATGCAGGAAGAGTACGAACCGCTGTTGGCGGCCAACCTGACGAAGTTTGCGTCACCTGACAACCCAGAAGATGCTGGTGAGTTTGCCCTAAGCGAGTTCAACAAATTGAACTTGCCGGGCTACTTCGGTAAGGCCAAGGCAGCCAGCCTTTACCAGTCCATGACATCCCGATGGATGGCACAGGTCAACCAGCAGCGAAACGTGAAGGTCCAAGAGAGAAACAGTGAGGACCTCAGTGATTCTTTGTACAGCCTTTGGAAGCGATCGTTCAATGACCCCGCGTTCAGTACGGGAGATGCGGCGAAATCCGCCAAAGAGTTGATGGACCAGTACTACGACCTTACCGGCCAGTCTGGACGGGTAGAGGCGTACGCATCCTTTGCAGCCCTGATCGCATCAAAGGGTAGAGAGGCCGCTCTGGACGGAGACACGGATGACATCGACACCTTGATGGCTACCGTAGAATCACTCCGAGGCGAAGAGGGCAAAGACCTGAAATGGTCTAAAGAGTTCGATTCCCAATTTGATGAACTGATTGTTCAACTTGAAGACTTGAGGATTAGGGCGGAAGCAAAGGCAAAGGACGACTACACGGACGACATTGCCGCAGCGATGGCATCCGTTGTTCTCCAGGCCAGGGAACAGAACACCTACGACGGTTCTCCAGAAGGACCGCTTGGACTTCTTTTGAGCCAAGAACTAGAGGCAAGAGGAGTCCCTGTCGATGAACGAAACATCGCATTGGTAGACCTGCCAGGACACCTAAAGCGATATCGCGAGTTCGTGAGGGAAGATGTTGACGCTGTGACAAAACTTCAGTACGAAGCAGTGTCTTTGTCGTACGAGGATTTTATTGCGAATTTGAGGGGTGCTATTGCAAGTGGTGTTGTGTCTCCGGAAACGGCGACAGGGTTGCATCGTCTTGCATCAAATCACTCACTGATGGCTGACCAGCGTCGCACTGCGGTATTGCAAGATGCTGGGTCAACCATGCGAATTGCGGCAGAACAGACTGACA